ACCATATATTGAAGACTTAAAGCTTCAGATATTAGATTCTGAAGGAAACAATGTGATATCTGTAGGATTTGAAAAACCTATATTCAATTCGATATCTGAGTTGGAACTTAATATGAGTTCTAATATTGCTGATTTTGCAACGTTTACTCTTAACTTCTATTATAACAGATTCGATATTAGATTAGAGATAGTATAAAAATATAAATAGAATATATAGATTATGAAAACGTTTGAACAATATTTAAAAGAAGGAGAATTAACAACTACAGAAATGGAGATGTTGACAGAATCCTTACAAACTCAATGGACGCCTGAACTCGAAGAGAAGGTTAATACAGCTATTGAAGAATTTACTAAGCAATATGCTAATGAAGATGGAAGCTTCGATCTAAATAGATTTGATGATGAGATAACAAATGAAGGTTTGTTTGGTTCTATATTCGGTGGATTGGCCGGTTTTGCTTTAGGTAAAACAGTTGGAAAGGTACTTGCAAAAGTATTAGGAATTAGTGAAGGAAGTATCATGTACAGTATGTTAACTTCTCGTTTAGTTGGAGCAGCATTAGGTGCAGCACTTGGAAAGAAAATATAACAAATTCGATCGTAGATTAATAATTTAAACAAACTTTTATGAATTTTGTCGCAATCGACTTTTCATTAAATTCACCAGGTATTTGCATATATAACGATGGAACTAAGAGATTCCATTTTATTAGTTATATAAAGGATAAATCTGGTACCAAGAAAGAACAGAAACTACAAGAAGAAATAGGTATGCTCGATGACGTAACACTTGTCAAGCAACCTGATTTTTCTGTTTCTAAAGAATACTCAAGTAAGGAGCTTCTAAAGATTAGACGGTATAATGTTATGTCTGATGAAATCCTTAAGCTCGTCCTCGACCATACAGACCCTAAAGACAATTTTATTATTTCATTTGAAGGTTCTTCTTATGGATCCAAACAAGGTACTAATAATATAATTGACATGGCATCTGGCGCAGCTATCCTAAAGAATAAATTCTTGAATGAGTTGAAGCCTTTAGACATTCAAACCATAGCTCCGACCTCAATTAAGAAGTTTGCCGGTAAAGGTAACATGAATAAGCGAGAATTGTGGAACTCCTTCGTCGAAAACCGTATAGCAGTTGAAAGCTTAAAGACCTCACAGTTCTTTAAATTCTGTGATGGCTTAGTCGATCCTGAAGATAAGAAAGTTCCGAAACCTTTTGATGACCTCGTAGATGCTTTCTTTTTATGTTATATGAGCTACATTAATACTCTAGAAAACCATTAAATATAGTATACCTTGTGACTATATCTACCTCCGACCTTAAAGACTTCAAGGTTATACTGTCTTGGCGTGGTTTTGTTTCACATTTAGCAGATTATTTTCAGATTATTTTCAAAGGTTAAACAAAAGCACCTATAATAATATAATAAAAATGCAATAAAGATGATTAATAACAATAAAATAAAGAAGGATATCAAGCCTATAGATAATATTAGACTACATACTATTTTAAATAATATGGTGCTAAATAATAGGCTGAGTGATACTGAGATGTTGCAGATCTTATCAAAAGCAGGTTTACATAAGAATATTCAATCTGGTAAATGGGTAGACGAGAAGGGATGCATGTACTCTCTATAAAAAAGTAATATATTTTGGGTAGATGTGAAACTATTTTAAATCTACAAGTATAATAGCAGTTAACGACAAATAAACAATTAAACAAACTAAACAATTTAAGACATGGCAGATTTTGACATTTTCAACCTGAATATCTCAGACGTAGATACTCACGAAAACAAAAGTAAATCAACAGCAAACGAGATTTATAAGCCTTCAGCTGATGAAGGAAAAGATGGAACTTACAAAGCATTAATTCGATTTGTACCAAACCCATCAAACCCAAGAAACTCTTTAATTAAAAAATACGTTCATTGGTTAACAACACCAAATGGAGATGGTAAGGTAGTAGATTCACCAGCAACAATCGGTGATAAATGCCCTATAGCAGAAGCATTTTTTAAATTACGTAAATCTGATTCAGCAGTAGACCGTAAGATGAGTGATAAATTAAAACGAAGAGAGCAATATTATTCTCTAGTAAAAATTATCAAAGATCCTCAGAATCCTGAATCAGAAGGAACATACAAAATCTTTAGATTTGGTTACAAAATCAAAGAAAAGATCGAAGAAGAAACAAAACCAGCATTTGGAGAACCAACACAAATCTTTGACCTATTTAATGGTAAGAATTTTGAGTTGATTATCACAAGACAAGGTGACTTTAACAACTATGATAAAAGTAAGTTCTCTGCATCTACTTCTGCAATTTCAATTGAAGGAGAACCTGCTGAACGAAACAAAGAATCTATGGAAGTTATTAAAGCTGAATTAGACGGAGCACCTTCACTTGAACCATATGAGTACAAGCCTTGGAATTCTGAAACTTTAGACTTTGTAAACTCAGTATTGAGACAATATCTAAGTCCTGGATCATCAATCGATACGGTTATGAATACGACAACCACGACTAAGAGAGCTCCAAAAGAAAAAGCACCTACCGAATCAGTAGCACCAGTTACTGAAACAACAGATGTGAGTAATGGAGACGATTTAGATTCATTTCTAGACGATTTAAACATTTAAACCTAATCTAAAATGTCGTTAACGTATTAGATTTAATAATTTAAGGACACTGGGAAACTGGTGTCCTTTTTTACTTTAATTAGATGGGAGAACCTATAAAAAATATATCAGAAGAATTAAAAACTAAAGTTCGTTCATTAGTTAAATCTGTTGTTGTGAAAGAACATTCAGATCCTAATAAACAAATGATAAAGGAAATGCCAGGTCGCTTGACGATAGCATGTCCGTATTGTGGTGATTCATTTAATGATACTTATAAGAAAAGAGGTAATTTATATTGGACTACTTTACAGTATCACTGTTTTAATTGTAGTGTTCATACCGATGTTTATGGTTTATTGAAAGATCATAACATTGGATTCAAAGATAAAATGGATTCTATAAACGTAATAGAATATATTAAACATCATAAAGTTGAAACGAACAATGTTGAAACATTACAATATGGTATATTCAAGAAAATATTAGATTTAGCGCCAGAACGTACAGAATTAAAGAAAGAAATGAAGTTTGTTGAAATAGAACCAGGTGATTACCCTTGGTTTTACTTAAAGAACAGATTGCTTCATAATAAAACCAGAAACTTTCTATATTCACCAAGCGACAAACGATTAGTTGTTTTGAATATAGCTCCCGGTGATAAGATTATTGGTTATCAGACAAGATCTCTTGTTAAGAAAAAGAATTCCAGATATTTAACATACGATATCGAAAAGATATATGAAGAGATGGGCAGAGAAATCACATCAACCCCTGAAGAAATGATGGGTATGAAAAAGCTATCGACTTTATTCGGTATCATGTTAGTTAATTTTCAAGAAGATGTGACAGTATTTGAAGGACCTATAGATGCAATGTTCATGCAAAATACATTAGGACTTGCATCGGTTGGTAGATCTACTGACGAATTAGATGAGATTCCAACTGTGAGATATATGTTTGATAATGACGATCCAGGTAAGATGAGTATGCTTAAGAAGTTAAAAAAAGGTAAAAGAGTGTTCATGTGGACTAAGTTTCTTAAAGAAACAAATATGAATATATATAAAAACAAAATAAAAGACCTAAACGACTTAGTAATGTCATCCTGGGAAAACAAAAATAAATGTTTAACCAAAGTGAATGAGTATTTTACAGATTCACAATTTGATGCGTATTACATATGATTGATGGTATAATTAAGATGATTGATTTAGAATTTGAAGAATTTGACAACGAACGAAGAAATGAAAAAAACATTAAAGCATTTCTTGGGTTTAAATCAAATGAGCATAAGCACAGTTCGGTAGATATTCCTATAATGCCAAGGTATTCAAAGAAACTGGTAACTAGTAAATTTATTAAACCCAATAAGAATAGTAACGAACTCTTTTAAGATATGACAAAGTCTTCAGACAAAATTATACAGTTAGATGAATATCTAAGTGAAAAAAGAACAGATTGGACAGATAAAATTAAAGATTTAACATTAAATCTTAAAATGGGGAAAGACCTCGAAGAAGTAAGTTCATATAGTTTAAGTTATAGACAGATTCTCATAGAGAATTTAGCGACAATGGCATCTAAGATGCGTAGTCAGAAATCTATAATTGAAAAGAACTATAAGGTAAAGTGGATTGAATATTTCGAATACGATCACAGATTAAGTGATAAGCAACGAGAGAAGTTCATTGAAGCAGATTTATCTGATGATCGACAAATACTAGAATTACTCACATTACAAAAAGCTTTTATAGAAGGATCTATAAAGACATTAGATAATATGGGATTTGCGATTAAGAACAGATTGGACATGAGTAAATTATAAACATACGATAATTTGGTTTTAACATTAACTGATGATAATCAATGGTTACGTGTAGATGTAGCCACTGAACTTGAACTAGAGCAATTAAATATCTCACTAACTAAAAGAATTGATAGTTGGAGATTTAATCCTCTAGTTAAGAAGGGTGTATGGGACGGTTACGTTTCATATATAAGAGACGATAAATGGATTCCAGCTGGTTTATGGAAATACATAATGGGAGTTTGTAAAGATTACAGCTTTGAATTGCAGATAAATGGAATTCGACGTATAATTGATACGAACATTAAGCAAGATGAATTTACTAAATGGTCTTTAGACTTTTTTGAAGAGAGTGAAATCACTCCAAGAGATTATCAAATAGAAGCGGCATTTAATATATTAAAATATAGGAGAAGCCTCTCAGAACTTGCAACTTCTGCAGGTAAAACATTAATAAGTTTTTTAACAGTAGCTCGATTATTAGAAACTAAGACAGTCGAAAAGATTTTGTTTATAGTTCCTAATGTTTCGTTGGTTCTGCAAGCCAGTGAAGATTTTCAAGAATATAACTATGCGAATAGAATAGACTTGAAGATACAACAGATATTTGCAGGTAAGAAAATTAAAGATGGTAAGAATGTTATCATTGGTACTTATCAATCTCTTGTTAAAAAACCAACAGAATACTTTGATCAATTCGGTGCAGTTATTGTAGATGAAACTCATAAAGCAAAATCAGTTTCAATTAAAACTATTTTAGGTAAGTGTAAAAACGCAACATATAAGTTTGGTCTTTCTGGTACATTACCAAAAGATGGTACTTTGGATAAGTTAACATTGATGAGTCAGACTGGACCTGTAATTTCTGAAGTTAAGGCTTCTTTTTTACAAGATCAAGGCTATATTGCAAAATGCAATGTTAAGGTTATTGAAATGAATTATGCAACAGATAAGCAACGAACTGCATTTTTTGAATTATCACAAAGTAAATACGATAGAAAAGATGTATTCAGTTTAGAACAGAATTTTGTTATTGATAATCCATCAAGGTTAGATTTCATATGTAGTGTTATTTCTAAAGTTCCGAGAAACAGTTTAGTATTGTTCCATCGAATAGACCATGGTCGTAAGATATATGAAAAACTTAGAGAGGATTCAGATAAACGAGTTTTCTATGTAGATGGTGGAACCGACAAAGATATAAGAGAGGAATACAAAAAGAAAATGGAAGCTGGTGATGAAGTTGTTATCGTTGCAAGTTTTGGTACATTTAGTACAGGTATTTCAATTAAGAAGATTCATAACATATTCTTTACAGAGTCCTTTAAATCTGAGGTTATCATCAGACAGTCAATAGGGAGAGGCCTGAGACAACACGAATCAAAGGATGCAGTTTTAATTGTAGATTTCGTGGATGACATTAGAACAGTCGAATGGGATAATTATTTGTACAAGCACGGAAAAGTCCGACAACAGATATACAACCAAGAGAAATTTAAGTTCAGCATAAAGAAGGTTACCTTTGAGTGATATATATTAAAATAAAAATAAAACATTGTAATGGAAAGAATTAATGATTTTAAAACATTCGTAGCTGGTATTTCAGAAACAACTACAAACGATTCAGTTTCTAACGTAAACGAAGCTGACATCAAATCTGACGAAGATTTCAAAGAATATGCTGAAGTTATTCTTAAGAAAGCATTTGGTGAAGATTATGATGCAGAAAAGGCTAAAGCAACTATCGACGGTATTATTCAAAAGAATGATGGTGATTATGGTGCTATGGTTGGTGTATTACAAGCATCAATGTAATAAAACAACAACATATTTTAGATGGCAATAAATAAATCAAAAATAATAGAACAGAGAGCAGCC